AATATATTTGTAGCCAAAGTATGATGCACCTAAAGTGCTTGTGATAAGTACGAATGAAGCTATACTTAAAATGTTTGAGATTTTTTGAAACATATGTGGAAAGAAGCATTTGCGAAAGCCCTAGTTCCTGTAACTTGGGGAGTTCTAGCTTTAATAATAGGATTAAGTCCACTTTATCTGATAGGTGGAATAATGACTAGGCAATTACATGAACAAACTAAATAGTTAATCAGCAGCTTCTGGCTCATTGCCTTCTGCTTTCCATGCAAGGTATTTTTTATACTGGTTATTATTAGGTTTAAAAGGTATAACGTATCTAAAATCTCCTTCCATTTTTTCTACAGCATTAGGTTCAGTTATAAGGTTTCCGTCTTTATCGTATGAAGCAGATGGTTTTATAAGTTTGTAAATTGGATTTTCTGGGTATGCCATAATTTTAATTTAGGATAATTCTGCTTGAAAAGCTACAAATTTGTGTGCATTTGAAGCTGACCAATGAGCAGCAACTCTTACTGATTGACCTGCTTTACTAGCATCTCCATAAATTTCTATACAAGCACGGCTATGGCTAGTTTTATTTGTTTCTATTGAAATTTGATGAATATAAGCTGCTGAACTATTATGTAATTTTTCGTACATATAAGCACCAGAACTTCCACTTAAAGCAATAAGCGTAGGTTCAGCAATCATTTCTACTGGAAACGGTACTGAAAGATAAATGTAGCCTGAATAATATTGATGACCAATACCTAATAATTCATAGTTATCTGAACAAGCTACAAAATAATATTGTTGGCACTTACGCAAAGTTGTTTCATAGGGTTCGTGAGCAAAAGGATTTGCAGTTTGCCCTGCTTCAAGTTGAACTCCTGTAAAATCCATTGTTGCACCATTAGTTGAGTACCAATTATCGTTAGCATAATCAGGGTATTGATTGCTTCCTGATACAGCACCCCAAGCAGAAGTAGGTGATGAAGAATCAGTAGTAGATGTACCTGCGTAACAATTAAAATAAAACAAGAAAGCAGATAAATCATTGCCGGGAATATTAAAACTAGAATCACCGGGAATTTGTACAGTAACTCGTTTCCATGTATTTGCTGTTAACGCACCGGTTGACCATGCAAAATGTTTACCACCACCTAATGGTGTATAGACTCTTCCATAAAAAGTACCTGCAACACTAGACCTTACATAATAAGACAAAGTTAAATAAGATGACGAACTAGTATGATCCCAACCACTATGTAACAAGTCACGAGCCAACGCTCCATAGGCCATCTGTACCATTGCATTAGTAGCAGTACTGGTTTGGTTTCCATTAGTAATTTGAAAAATATTTCTTAAACCATCGTCAAAAGGATCATCAGCATTACCAGAAGATGATGACAAACGAACTATATTTTGACTAACAGTATTTACAGTATTTACATATTCTAAACGAAATCTATCTGCCGAACCCCAACCATTAGTAGTATCTGCTGAACCACTCCATCTTTGATGAACAGCCATATTACCATTTTGAATAAGATTAGTAACAGCACCGGGAGGTAGGTTAGTTAAATTTGCACCACTAACAGCAGGTAAGGCAGCCGGAAAACGTGCGTCTGGAATTGTGCCTGATGTTAAATTACCTGCATTTAAATTTGCTAAATCAACAGTTTCAAAAGAAGGATCTGCATTGTTGTTTGCTCGTAAAAATTTGCCATCATTGTTGGTATCACCATGAGGTAACTTAGCTAATGTTACGGCTTCATCTTGTATAGCATTAGTGTCCACCGCATTGTTGGCTAGTTCACTAGCTTCTATTTGATCCGCAGGGATTTTTGCTTTTGTTATGGCGTCATCTTTAACGCCATCAGTAGAAATTTTAGTTAGTGGCATTAGTCAGCTTCCTCCGCTGTATTAGTTTTAGCCCATTCCAAGTATTTTTGGTAATCGGTGTTTGCTTCGTCAAATGGAATCCATGCACCATCAGACTTTCTAATAATAAACTCATCTCCTTCGGGTGCTTTTTTTGTTAATTTATAAGTCATAATTCTGCATCTGCTTTTACTCTAATGTTACCAGTACTACTTCCCATGCCAGTAATTGTTACCCAATTTGGTCTAGCTCTATTAACACTACCACCACTAGGAACATCTACAAGGGTAACTGTAGGATTAACTCTCATTGTAACTGGAAAATCATAATGCTCTGCACTATAACTTCCATAATGATAACGCTGTGTACCATCATAAAAAAAATATCTTTGAGATCGTCTTAACTCATCTGCATAGCTGCGATGTTCAAAATCTGTTGCCACGCTGCCTACTTCTAATTGAACTCCTGTAAACATAATATGATCGTTTGTGTTTTCAAAAATTGTTGCTGTACAAGGATCAGCAAATCTTGCATCTAAATTATCTGCCCAAGTAGTCGCTGCTGTACCTGCATAACCTTGCTGTCTTGCAACAACCCAATAAAGCGATAGTCCTTGTCCATTGTTATCATCTATTCCACCACCACCTGTATCACCAACGTATGTAAGTGTTTTTCTTTCCCAAGTGTTAGCAGAATTAATCGTATAACCCAAAGATATAATTCTAGCAGTTTGATCTGGTTTATATATTGATACGCAAAAAGTACCAGTTATATTAGATTTTACATAAAAAGATAAAGTTATTGTTTTTGCACCTGATGATCCATAACCTAACTGTTGTAAATTTTGTGCTTCGATATGATGATTTAAAGCTGCAAATTTAGAACCAGATTTTGCAGGTATTCCTGTTTCTGCTGTAGTGCAATTAATTTTTAATGCTTTGGAAAATCCTGTTAAATCTGTTATTGATTCTTGTGATACTGTTACTACTCCTGTGTCAATATTTTCAGTATAACGAAATCTATCTAAAGTATAAGCAGCCCCAAGTGAAGTAAATGACGTACCACGTTGGGCAACTTGCATAGCTCCGTTAATTATTAAATTTCTATTACTTAAATTATTAGTAATGTTAGCTCTGCACGTTCCATCGTTAGCAATATCAATTACATCTGTGTCGCTTGCTGTGTGTCTAATTTTTTGTACTTTTAAAATTGACATAACTAACTAGGTTTTGGATAATCTGATTTAACTTTAGCAATAGTATCTTTCCAATTTGTAGTACCATTTACTTGATCCCAAAACTGCATATCGAATTGCTCTTCACAACTTGGATATGCTGCTTTTCTTTTTGTAACATAACTATCATTGTTTGCATCCCATGCAGCTTGTGCTTCTGCAAGATTTGATCCGTGATCAAGTTCTGTTGGTCTAGTTCTTAAATCTTTTGTCATTATGCTCCTACTCTAAACATTGTAAAAGTTGATTGAGTCATCATGGTGGCATTACCACCACCATTATGAGTTGCTCTCATGTCAACATAATCAGAACTACCATTCATTGTAACCATACATTGTGCAAATACAGAATCATAATGGCCACCGCCATAGTTAATTATGTTGTAAGAAGCTACATATTGAGATCCATTTCTATAAATAAATAAATTTGGAGTATATACACCACCAGAATGATTTAATTGTAAATTTGCTTGCACTAGATAAACCCCTGCAACTTGAGGTGTAAACCTTTTGTTGGTTCTATCTATAGTTACATTAGAAGATCTATCATCAGCAGTTGAAGTGTGGAAAGCTAATAATGTAGTACTACTTGTAAAATACTGACTATCCATAAAAACAAATGCATGAGGAAGAGTCGGTAAAGGTATGTCTGCAAACGAAGTATTACCTGATCCATCTGTTTTTAAAAACTGATTATTAGATCCATCAGCTTGAGGTAAATTAAATGCTACATCTGATATAGAAGGATTATTTGCTGGTGCGTTTAATGAAACACCGTTTCCTCCTGAGTGGTTTAGTTTAATCTTTGCTGTCATGGTTAACTAGGTTTAGTAGGCCAAGTGACGTTCTTTATAAACATACCATCTATTTCTGGTGTTGCACTACTTGGCAAATCTCTTAATTGTTGACGATATGTCTTCCAAGCTGTTGTTTCTGCAACTCCTGTTTCACTTGCTTTGGTAACAACCCAATCAGTTTCTCTTAACAAATTATCTCTGTGTTCTCTAAGTCTTCTCATGGCTTCTCCATCTAATAAAGCTTGTGCTTTTGTTTCAACTTCTGCTTTTGTTGGAATCGTACCAGTGTATATTTTTGTATTCCAAACTATATTTTCATAAGTAAGATCACCAGAAATAAATAATGCACCTGATACGTTTCCTACTAAGTCGTAAGCTGCTTTCCAAATAAAATCTGCTTTAGTCAAAGTCATTAAACATTCCTCAGTAAACTATCTACACCTACATTAAAATAATTATTACTGCCTGTTTCTGTAGAAGAATTTATATACATACTTAACCCTTGAGTTCCACTAGGATCCCACGGAATAATAACTGTTGTTGGAAAATGTAAAACATATTGATTGTATGTTCTTACATCAAAATACCCTCCATCAACATTATAAGTTTTTCCGTATTGATAAATCCAACCAGTTAGATAACCATGACTAGCACTAGGAGAATTGTGAACACATTGTACAAAACATACAAGAGCTTTGATACTTGAAGCACTAGCATTACTAACAGTACCCAAATACACATCGCCTGTTGTGCCGTTGTAAGTTAAGCCAGAAGCTACAGTTTGTTGTATGTGTGATGAAGCACCAAGTTTACCAGAAATTTCAGTTTCTGGAATATTAGTTAAACTTGCACCCGAAATAGCAGGTAAAGCTCCTGTTAATTTAGAAGCTGCCATTCCATTTATATCAGCATCTAATATACAACCATCAGGTAAGCCACCGTTTGCTAAACCTGAGATTGTGTTATTGTTGCCGTCAATAGAAATTGCCATAGTTATACAATAGTTAAGACAGAAGTAGCAGGGATGTTCAAAGTTGCATTAATAGTTAATGGTCCAAATACACCTGCGTTTATATTAGATGCACCATTACCAATTGTATAGTTGTTGTCCATAGAATTTTCATTCTCGTGAAATACATTTTCTGAGTTACCGGCTGCTCCTGATTGTATACCTGTAAGAGCAGATCCATCTATTGCAGGTAATGTTCCTGTCAATTGACCGGCAGGGATATTAGTTAAGTTAGTTGCACTTGCAGCAGGTAGTGTTGCAGGGAATCGTGCATTAGGTATAGTTCCAGATGTTAAATTGCTTGCACTTAAATTAGTAAGATCTACAGCAGCCCAAGTTAAACCACCTGCTGCACCAGATTGTGCTTGCAGAAAATAACCATCAACTGGATTGTTAGATACATTTAATGATGCTTCCGTAACTGTACCTGCACTAGGTGTTCCAATACCAACAGTTGCTCCAATAGTAACGATAAAATAATCTGCCCCGGTAGGAGGGGGAGCAGCAAATATTATTGTAGCTCCGTTTAATGCAAAACCTTCTGACGGTTGACTTGTACCTGCATTTGGTTTTTGTATAACACCATTAATGCTGACAATCATTTGTTGTGCAAAAGCACCTGCATTGCTTAAATTAAATTTATAAGCAGATCCGTTAAATGTTGCACTATTACCACCAGTACCAGAAAATTGACTAATTGTATTTATAAAGAAACTACCAATAGTTTGGGTTTCTTCCCATGCACTAGCAGTTGCGTTATATACAAGTAATTTATCTAAGCTTGTATTATAAAATAAATCACCATCATCATTATTAGTTGTTGGGTTGTTTGCTCCTACCCTATATCTAGCTGCAAAATCATTAACAGAACTAATATTACTAGCAACAGTATTTACATTTGCAATGCTGCCACCTACGTTATTGACGTTTGTAATGTCACCTGCAACAGAGTTAACATCAGATATATTGCTAGCAACTACACCTATATTGTCATCGCTAACAGCAATGGTATTACCCATGTTGTTACCATGTACTGTGCAATAATAACGCAATGAATTAGGTGCATTTGCAGGTACAACAAAAGTTACATTTGCATTTGCCTGACCTGCTGTACCATTTACAGTTACGCCAGTTGTATATGCATTACCACTTGCATCTTTAAAAGCTAATGGGTGATTGTTGTTTGTATTGTCTGCTTGATTAAATATATATGTATATCCTCTAATTAAATTTAATGTTGGTTTTGATGCACCATCAATATAAAAAACACCACCTGCTACTGTAACCGTGTATGTTGTTTGACCTGCTAATACCTGACCTAACGCATTAATATTAGATATGTTTTGGCCAACAAGATCTACGTTTGCAATGCTGTTTGCAACTGTATCTATTTCAGATGTTGTTTCTTGTAAATCTGCTGCTGCTGTTTCGATTTCGGAAACTGTTTCGTTTAAATCATTAGCTACAGTAACTACTTTTGCTATATCTGCTGCAACAGTATTTACGTTAGATATGTTAGTTGCTACGGTGTTGACGTTTGCTATATCTCCACCAACAGCATTAACATTAGCTATTGCACCTGCAACTGTATTTGTATTAGTTAAATTAGTTCCTGTTATATTTAAATCTAACCAAGTAGTATTACCAAGGTCATAAACCCTCATAATATTTGAGGTTGTATTGAAATATAATGCTCCGTCTATTAACGCATTACCGTCATTATCAACTGTAGGGTTACTAGCTTTAGCACCTAAATATCTATCATCAAAAGAATCTAATGCAGCTTCTGCTGCGGTTTGTGCAGTTTCTGCTGCTGTCTTAGCTGTTTCTGCTGCTGTTTTTGCAGTATCAGCTTGCGTTGCTTTTGTTGTTGCAGTAGTTGCAGAGGTGGCTGCATTTGTTTCAGAGGTCGCTGCTGCTGTCGCACTATTTGCTGCTGCCGTTGCAGAGTTGGCTGCTGCTGTAGCTGACGATGCTGCTGCGTTTTGTGAAGCTGTTGCTGATGCTGCGTCTACAATAAGATCCCAGTTTGCAGAGTTAGTATTTGTTGTTAGTGGTTGTGAACCAGAAGATGTATGTGCTGTATTACAAAAGAAAATATTTCCTGTACTTGTATCTTTTACAAGATCTCTTACAGCATAAGCAGTACTAGCAGCCCAATTACCACGGTATGTTCCTAGTTCTTTTAATACTTCAAATTCACCTAAATTATCAAATCCTAAAACTCTGTTTTTACGAGCGTTAGCATTTTCTGTTATTTCTAAACTACCAATAGTATTAGTTAATGAAAATTTAATTGATCTATTTAATTCGTCTTGTTGTTGCTGATGCAATACAATTGCTTTGTCTAATGCATCGTTAATAACTTCTGGAAAAAATCCACCTTGGTTTGTAAGATCTGTGCCTTGTAATGGTTCTACAGCAGATGTAATAACAAGTTGAAAACCAGAAGGTAAATTAAAATTATTACCACCTTGTTTAAGTGTTATGCTTCCACCGGGATTGCCGTTCTGGTCTTCGTTTAATGTAACTATATAATCATTGTTAGCACCTAGAGTAAGCGTAGTTTCTATACTTGTACTTACTTCTAATTTTTTTACAACTACATCTGCGTCTGTAAAAACTTTAAA